CACTCGAAAGAAAAAGAGGCGCGTAAACTTGATCGCCCAGAGGCTGCACGATTCTTCCTCGACCTCTGGGAATCTCTGGATGCAGCAGAGCAGGATGCCGCAGCAGAGCGCGAGGTCGAACTCAACTACGAGCGAGGTGCAGCATGAACTACCAATTCAATATCGGTGATCAAGTGATGTGGCGTGGCAGTTGGGGGACTCGCGCCCCTGCACCTGCGAAGGTCATTGATCTAGGCGAGAAGAACGGTGAGCCGGTCTATGACTTGGACAATGGTCACTGGGCATACGAGCATCAACTTCAGCAGATGGAGGCCGCATGACTTGGGAATTCTTTTGGTTTGTCCTGCCGCGCATTTGGTTGGCGACTGTGATGTTTGTCGCCGCTTACCTTTTGGCAACACGGGAGATCGAACATGACTGATCCCTACGTCGAGCAATTGGATGCGGAGTACCGCATGTTGAAGGCTGAGTTGGAACGCGAGGTCAACGCCTTCGACTTGCTACGCAAGCAGCATACATCCCGCACCAACAAACTCGCGGATGACATCACCCGCAAGTTCTTCGAACTGCAAACCGCTAGACTGGAGGCACGTCGCAATGAACGAGTCTGATATTGATATGCTTGATCAGCAGATCCGCATGGCAACGATGGGCGCAGCGACCAATCAAGAACTGCGCGGCATCAACTTCCTGCTCCAGAAGATTCTTCTGGGACAGGCGCAGATCAACGCACGATTGGATGACATACAGCGGACGATCAACCCACAGAAATGGGAGCGCGATCATCCCGAAGAAGACCTCACCGCAGACATGTTCTAGGAGTTTAAACATGAGCGAAAGAATGTTTTTGAATCCGATGGACGGAGAGATCTATCCCGAGTCGCACTACCACCGGGAGAACATCGACCTCTCTTGTGTGATCGAAGCGTATGAAATGCATGGCGGCATTGCGTTTGATATTCGACCGGAGTGCATCGAACGCATGGAGTTCAAGGACGTACATGTCATTGCCTTGATCGCAGAGTTCACATCCCACCTAGCCCATCATGCGATGGAGAGTGACGACCCAGAGGAGGCAGAACGATGCGCGTCAATCGCGGCCTATGTGTCACGGATCATGATGGAGAAACTGGGCAAGCCCATCCCGAGGCATTGACCTTCAACGATTCGGACGGGAACCCCATGGTCTGGGTGTTCCCATGTCCGGGTCGGATCTGGAAAGATCGATGGGTCGCATTCACCAACGGGGAACTGTTTAAATACTGGAAAGGTTCTCGACAAGAATGCATTGACTGGGCAGCGAATTACTTGAAAGCCTGAGAGAACCCCGGCACCTGTCACAGGGTGTCGGGGTTTTTTCGTTTATAGATCCGGCCATTCCTCAGCCTGCGGAATGTAGACCTTGTCTGAGTACCGACCTGTCGGTAGGTCATAGTTCAGTTCGACATCACCAATCGCGCCGACCCATTTAAACCGGCTCTTCCAGACATGCACCTTGGTCTGGTTCCCCGCACGGCCTACGGTCACGCCCATGTCCGCCTTCGCGAACCATGCCGCGCTGCCACTGATGTGCTGCCCCTTCGGAACCCCGTCATCTGGGATGTGCTTGGCAGGATGAGCAACGAACCAGACATGCAGTTCATGGGACTTACAGAATAGGACGATGTCCGTCAGCATCTTGCTGATCGCTTGGTGTTCTGAGTCGCCCGGCATCTCAAGGTAGTTGTAGGGGTCGATGATCAGACCCCGAACGCCCATCCTCATGACCGCTTGCTTGGTTCTATCGATGATCGACTGAACCGTACTGGGCGCACCGTCATGGCTCTGGAGAAACACGAAGTGCTGATTGAGGAATGCGAGTGCGTAGTCGCGCTCGTCACTGGTCATCCTCTCATCACCGAAGAAGGGCTTCCCAATCACCTTCTCTGCCAACTTGGCAATGTGCATGTGCGGTGGGTTCTCGAAACTCGCCACCGCGAATCGCCATCCCTTTTGCATGGCAATATTGACGCATATTTGGTCGATCAATTCGCTCTTCCCTGATCCCGGTAGCCCTGTCACCACCGACAACTGACCGGGGAGGATGGTGTAGAGGCAGTCGAGGGTCACAAGTCCCGTGCTTGCACCCTTAACCACCCCGGAGTCGTACAGAGAGACGATCTGAGCCTCGAAATCCTCTGGTAGGTACACGCCCTCCAGTGGGAGGGGTTTGGAGGCTGCTAAAGCCTCTCGCAAGGCGTCACTGCCGAACTTCTGGAGGGTTTCGTTCGCATCCTTGGCAGGGAGTGAGGCCACCCAACACTTCGCCCGTCCGATGCGACGTGCCAGTTCCTCGACGAGGGCCTGACCGGGTTCGTCGTTGTCGGGGAAGAACACCACCCGCTCGACGGACTCAATCAACTTCCGGGCTTCCCAGACATACGAGAACCGCCCGTCCATCTTCGGATCGACCTTGCCATCCGAAACTTTCGCGGGCGCACCATTCGGGACTGACACCGCAGGGATACCCGCCGCTGCCAAGGCGAGGACATCCATCTCCCCCTCGCAGATCACCAATTCCTTCAGGCCCTGAGGTAACTGGTTTAAACCGAAGAACGAACGTGCTGCACCCTGCTGAGTGAACTCCTTCTCGCCCGTGCTTCGCCACTTGATCGCTTCGGGATGCTTCGGATCTCCGTAAACGAATCCGATGGCGGGAGTCTTCCCTACCCCTGCGAAGTACTTCTCGGAACCGACCAAGGGGAACTGGGTAGCAATGGCCGGATGGATACCGCGTTTAACCAGAAACTCTGTGACGATATCGGGGACATGCTCTGTCGGTGGATCGACAGGCTTTGGGGGTTTGCTGATCGGTTGAACGTAAGGTTGTGTGGGCTGCATAAGTTTTTCCTTTCGAACTGCACCACGGACTCCGCAGTGGAAGCATTGGTAGACAAGCCTGTCGAATTCAACGGTGATCGACATGGTCTTCTCATGGGATTTCTTGCGACCTTCTGAGCAGACTGGGCAGTGTATTCGCCCACTCTCCAGTTGGTGCTGTAAGACTTCTTCTAGATTCATTCTGTCTCCTGTTCTCGCAACTCCCCCCTTTTCCGGGTGGCCGGGCTAACCCGGCTTGTCCGTACTCAGTGCGCCATGCATCTCAGCATGACTCTGGAACTGCTTTCAGGGGGATTACTCCATGCCCTACTCGCACAAGTCCAGACCGGTTTGGCCGTAGCCACCCACCATGTTGTCAGGGGTAGACAGAGCATGGATTTACCTAGGCACTTTGGGGCGGGCAGGATGTTCCCCCTGCACTCACTTACGGCTCGCCGGACCGGCGACCAAGGACACGGGGAAATAGGGTTGTGAACCCAAGAGAATCCAGATAGGATTCGTCCCATGTCTTTTGTGTCGCAACTCAAGACTACCGTCTCGCCCCTTTGACGGTCAAGCCCCGGAGGAGAAATCTTTCGGGGCTTTTTTATTCCAACAGAGTACGAAGTACGAATCGTTACGTTTCGGACATTTCGGACAGTTATTCCAGTAAAGAATCCGCACCTACGTCTTAGGGGTGGACCGGGTAGACCAGTGATTCTTATACGTAACGCGAGAGAGTCGCTGTACATACAAGAAGGTGAGAGATTCGCCGGTCTAGGGTGGTCTACCCTGCTTGTCCATTCCAGTATTGATTCCATGCATCACTTGTTCTAGTGATCACAATCTCTGTACGCGGATTCTCTTTGTCGAGTCCGTGATAGACATGCTTCTCTTTCACCTGTCTATCGTTCTCGTAGATGTTCCCTTGCATCGCATCAAGTATCACTGACTCATCCAAGTCAGGTCTGCGTGATGCGTAGAAGATCCGTAGATGTACGGCAACGTCTCCCGTGATCAGCGGATTCAGTTTCGGACACTGCCACTGAAAGTCTTTCAGATACGCACGAGCCTTCGCTGACTTGATGAATGCGGGTCGTCCGTTTAAATGCACCAGTTGCCTGCTGTTTGCTTTGCTCGCAGGTTCCCCTAAAACAATGAACTCAACAATCGGTAATCCTGTTGACTTGTTATCTATTAATATGTTCACATAGTCACCTGTTTCAATTGGAGGAACTCATGAAGATAGACAGAAATGTTCCACTGCCTGATCGAATCGCAAAGCGATTTCGTATCGGGCCATTGCCACTCGCTGAGATGAATGTCGGTGATAGTTTTGTCATTGAGATCGATGCAGATGATGCAGAGTTGTCACGCATCCTGCACTCACTGCGAGTAAGGCTGAATAGGTTCACTCAAAAGAACCCGAAGTTCAAGTTCAGTTCTAGTAAAGATAAGAAGGGACTGAGAGTCTGGCGCGTCTAACAGGAGAGAGCATGAAACTTACAAACAAGCATGGCTTGCCCAACACCGTCGTTCGTGCGTTGACCCGTAGCGAATACAGCAAGGGCGAAAGCAATCGATCCATCACTCAACTCATCGACTCACCCCGTGTTCGCATTCTCCGTCAGGAGAACTGGGAGAACATGGAAGAGGATGTGAGCGAGAAAATGTGGGCAGTACTAGGCTCTGCCGCACATAAGATGTTCGAAGAGACCGGCGATGATAAGCACATTACCGAAGAGCGACTCTTCACTGAGATCGATGGCTGGGTCATCTCCGGTGCAATTGACGTACAGCGCGTCGAAGAAGACGGCATCACCATCCTCGACTACAAGACGACCAGTGTCTGGTCTGTGATCCTTGGGAAGGAAGGATGGGAAACGCAGTTGAACTGCTACGCATCCCTTGTCCGACGTGCGAAGAGCAAGAAGGTCAAGGCATTGAAGGTGGTGGCTATCCTCCGTGACTGGAACCGCCGCGATGCAGAGCAGAAGCAAGACTACCCGAAGGCACCCATCGTCGAGATCGATATCCCAATGTGGGATGAGCCGGTACAGGATCAGTACTTGGAAGATCGCGTTGCGTTGCACCAATCGGCTGAGTTCCAGAGACTGACTGGAGCGGAACTCCCTGAGTGTTCGAAGGAAGAGCGATGGGAGAAGCCTTCGATCTGGGCTGTCAAGAAGAAGGGCAACAAACGAGCCATCAAACTCTATGACAGTGAGTCTGAGGCGAAGGCTGCGCTTCTTGATGGTCAGGAGGTTGAGTTCCGTCGAGGGGAACCCGGACGATGTGCGGCTAACTGGTGCCGTGTAAACGCATGGTGTTCACAACACAAAAAATATATCGACGAACTTGCCGAAACTCTGGCTCAAGACTCTTGACCGCCATCAAATAACTTGTAAACTCGTAACAAACTAACAGGAGATGTTATGACTGAAGTATCTGCACCGACTTATGCAGAGATCTGGACGACCCTGTCCAAGATCGATGTCTCAAAGCATGTTGAAAAGAAGAACGGATTGTCCTATCTCAGTTGGGCATGGGCATGGGGTGTTCTCATGCAGCAATACCCGCAGGCTGAGTATTCGTTTGCACACTCTGAGTTGCATCCTGATGGGACGGTGACGGTTCACTGCGACATCATGATCGGCCAGTGCCACCGGATGATGTGGCTCCCGGTCATGGACCACCGCAACAACGCCATCAAGAATCCTGATGCACGAAAGATCAGCGACACGAAGATGCGCTGCTTGGTGAAGTGCCTCGCGATGTTTGGACTCGGGCATTACATTTATGCCGGAGAGGATGTCCCGTCCACGGAACAGGAGTCCGCTCCGGTTCTGAGCAACGAGGAGATCACCGCCCTCAACGAGCCGCCTCCGAAGGTGAAGAAGGTGGCCCCGACAAAGCAGGGTCCGAACGATATCCCGACAGAGGAAGGCGCTGCGGAGGTTGTTGGGAAACTCATGGAGTTCGCCAACAAGTTCTGCGCGGATGAGGCAGGACTCAAGTCTTTCTGGAAGGAGAACAAACAGGTTATCGATATCCTCGACAGCAACTACCCCGCTCAATACGAGGTGTTGAAGAAGGGATTTATTGAGTTGAAGGCAAAACTTGGAGGAAACAACAATGGCTGAGTATCAGAATCGTGACATCACGCAGGGCGCACTCTTCATCAACAACAGGAAGAACTCCCAGAACCACCCCGATTTCCGTGGGGAACTGACCCTGAGCAAGGCTTTGCTCAAGGAGTTGGTTGAGAAGGCGAAGGCAGGCGAGGAACCGAAGATGTCCCTCTCCGTCTGGAAGAAGAAGTCCAAGGCGGGTAACGAGTTCATGTCCGTCGCCGCTCAGGTCTATGTGGATTACAAGAAGCAGAGCAGCGAAGAAGTACCGTTCTAACAGGAGGAACTATGAAAGTTACCAAGTCATCGATGATTCGCGACTTGCTCAAGAAAGGTTTGTCGAGCAAGGAGATCGTCAAGAAGTTGAAGGTCTCGCCACAGTTGGTCTACATCGTCTCGAAAACCTACGGTGCAAAGCCTGCGGTTAAACGAGACGTTAAGGTGAAGAGGGCCAACGTCTCAGACCTTATTGCCTCCCTCAAGACGATCATCAAGGCACTGGAGAAAGTCTGATGATCCGGTGGTTGCGAGGATTGATTCAGAGAATGAATAGATTTCGCAACTGGGAATGGAGACACGTCCCTTCCCCGAACTGGAGATCCAGTCGGGGCGGGGGCGGGTTCAACAGCAGGGACTACTGGTGAAAGACGAACTCATCAAGACTTTGCAGATCGGCGTCAACCTTTCGAACGAAGACAAGTTCGATGAGGCCATCAAGGAGTTCGACAAGATAGCCGAACTCTATAACGCTATGGTCCAAGCCCTGATTCAAAGGGGCCGCAGTCATTGGGAGATGAAGCGGTGGGATCTTGCCACCGAAGACTTCAACAAAGCCCAAGCGATGGACCCAACGAACATGGATATCCCATGGACGATGGCTCTCATGAACCTTCAGAAGCGAAACTTCCCCGAAGGGTGGAAGACGTTCGACTACCGATGGGAATCGAAGAAGTTCGACAGCCCACGCCTGAAGACCAACAAGCCGCAGTGGGAATTGGGGAAAGGCTACAAGGATCTACTCGTCTGGTCGGAACAAGGGGTGGGGGATCAGATCCTCTACTGCTCATTGCTACGACACCTCAAGACTCTCGTCCCGGAACTGACCGTCCTGATGGACGCTCGCCTGATACCGTTGTTTAAACGATCGTTCTCGGATATCCAGTTCGTTCCCCAGAACGCACGGGTCTGGGACATCGACTCGCAGATCCCGATGGGGAGCATTGCCAAGGAACTGATCCCGGAGATGGCTGACATTCCGAAGTTCCGGGCGGACCCCTATCTGATACCCGATTACGCCCGCGCTAGTGCCATTAGGGCGGACTTCAACCTCAAGCCGGGTGAGAAGTTGGTCGGCCTTTCTTGGGCCTCAGGAGCGCCCAGAATCGGCAACCACAAGTCTGCTGCCCTGACGGACTTCCTGCCCTTCTTGCAGATCCCGAACACCCGTTTCGTCAGTCTCCAATACGGGGACCACTACGCAGAAGCCTATGAACTCGAAAAGACCCACGGCATCCAGATCGAACAGGTTCTGGATATCGATAACACCAAAGACTTGGATGGACTCGCGGCGCTCATCAACGCTTGCGATGCGGTGGTCACCGTCAGCAACGCGACCGGTCATCTTGCCGGTGCCATTGGAGTCAAGGCCTTTCTCTTGGATTCCAACAAACTCTGGTACTGGAACAGTTGTGTGGGGAACCAGAACCTCTGGTATCCGTCTGTCAACACCTACCCAAAGGACAGCGCCATAGCCCCTTGGGCTCCGCAGATCGAAGCCTTAACGGAGGACATTAAAGCGTACCTCTCTGGCGAGAGTCCTGTCTCGACGTTCGTGTTCTTTCGGACAGGAACTGAAGAGGAACTCGTCTATACCAAGAAGTTCGTGGCGTCTCTTCGCGCATCGAATCCCAACGCAGAGATCATCATGTGTACGGATCGGCACACGCCTGAGATCGAAGGCACCCGCCGATTCGAACTCACCCTCGACACAGACAACTGGATGGAGTACCGCCTCCAGATCTATGCCGAACTGCGTTTAACCAAACCGGCCATGTACTTGGACGATGACATGATCGTCAATGCATCCATAGATCCGAAGCGATTGTTGGGTGAGCAAAGGGTTCTGCTCTGCGAAAGATCTTTCAGTCGCGATCTCTACTTCAACACGCAGATGAAGGGACTCGACTTCTCAGAGCATCAAGGGAAGTTGATCCATCAGGTCTATCCGTACCTCGCCTGCGCGACGGTGACCAAGGACTATCTTTTCTGGGCAGATCTTTTATTCATCATGGATCACATCGACCCCAAGTACCGCAAATGGTACGGCGATCAAGAATGCATGAGGATCTGGGTGCAAGCCGCAGAGAAGGGTGACTACGGCGTACTGCCTGAAGCGGACTACGCTTGTCTTCCAGAAGAACTCTCTGGACGGAACCCGAAGATCATCCACTACAAAGGAAGCCGCAAGTCGGAGATGCTCAAATGAAACAAGTCCAAGGTTGGTGGTTGCCCGATGAAGAGAACCATATCGGGCAGTACTTCGAAGCCATCAATGCAGGCACATACCAGCCTGCTCACCAGCGTGAGTCGGTTAAACATTGCACGAAGTTCCGTACAGCGGTGGATATCGGAGCGCATGTTGGACTCTGGGCGAGGGGTCTTACTGAGAAGTTCGACACGGTCATTGCCTTTGAACCTTGCGAAGAGTTTGCGAAGTTACTCGCACAGAACGCGCCGAGGGTGAAGACCATTCATCGATATGCGCTTGGAGAGAAGGAAGGTTCCGTGAAGATGGTGATCGAACCTGACAACACCGGCTCGACCCATGTGGCGCGTGGCGCTACAGGCGACATCCCCATGCTACCCCTTGATCATTTCCAGTTGACCGATGTGGACTTTGTGAAGATAGATGTCGAAGGGTTTGAACTAGAGGTGGTGAAGGGCGGATTCGATACCTTCAAGAACAATGATCCGGTGGTGATTGTTGAACAGAAGGATCGGTATGTCGTTCCTGAGCAAGGCAAACATGCGGCAGTGCGATTCCTGATGAGGGAGTTGCAGTATCGGGTGGTGGGACGAGTGATCGATGATTGGATCTTGAGGAAGTTATGATTCGCTACGCCATCCGTGCGAGGGGAGAAAGCAAATGACATCTGTGCATCAGAAAAAAGAACTAGGCCGTTGGCTACTGCCGGGGGCGGAGGGTGTCCAACAGTTTGGAGTGACCCGCAAACCCCACGCATTCCACCGCGCCATGATGCGACTGTGCTTCGGCTGGCAATGGATGGACAAGGAACTGACTTGCGACTACTGCAACCTCTACCCACGGCTACGCAAGAAAACACATTGCGAAGAGTGCGCCCGTTCGCTGGAAGGCGGTGAGCAATACACCGTGATCAAACTCGCTGAGAAAGCCGGGATCGTATTTGGAATTAACAGCACGGAAATCACAGTGCAGAAATTGGAGAAGTTTTTCGCCCTTGCACAGGGAATCAAGAAGACATGACACGGGGGAACGAATGAGAGTCTTCATTGGATACGACAGCCGGGAAGACGTTGCCTTTCGGGTTTGCGAGAGTTCGCTCCGTAAGTACAGCAAGATCCCCATCGATGTCTGGCCGATTAGGCAGCAAGACATGCGTACTCAGAAACTCTACTGGAGAGATCATGATCCGCTCGCCTCCACGGAGTTCTCGTTTACACGCTTCCTCACGCCGTATCTGGCTGGATACAAGGGCTGGGCATTGTTCTGTGATTGCGACTTCTTCTTTCGAAAGGACATCTCAGGGCTGCGTGATTACATGAATCCCGAGAAGGCGGTGATGGTGGTTAAACACGAATACAACCCGCCAGAGAAGATTAAGATGGATGGGAAAGCACAGACCCAGTACACCCGAAAGAACTGGAGTTCGTTCATGCTCATCAACTGTGAGCATCCATCCGTGCAAGCCCTTACTCCAGATGTGGTGAATACACAGACCGGCCTGTACCTTCACCGGCTCCAATGGCTAGAGAACAAGCACATTGGTGAACTCCCGGTGACCTACAACTACCTTGAGGGTTGGCATACCAAGCAGGACTGCGATGATCCTATCGCTGTTCACTTCACTCGCGGTGGCCCTTGGTTCAAGGGCTACGCACAGGTTGAATACGGCGACGAATGGCTTGAACACGCAAAGAGGATTACCCATGAATGAAGAAGACGTGTCCTATTTAGACATCCCTTCAAACAAGACCGAAGAGAAGGTCTGGTGCAAGATCGGTGATGCCGGGAACTTGGAGTTCGTGGACTGGAAGATCATCAAGGGGATGGCTGAGGATTTCGATCTCAAGCGTCCTCAAGATCGTACTGAACAGATGTTGATTGCAAAACTGATGTGGTTGGTTAGAGAAGAAACCAAGCGGGAGTTTGGCAATGAAGACAAGGCAGGATGAGTTCTATGATGATTGGGACAGGGAATGGGATGCCATGTCCCATACGACAAGCGAATACCAGAGAGAGATTAAAGAACTCAGGGCTAGGATCTTTGAGTACTTAAAGGAAATAGCAGAGAGAGATCACCTGATCGAAAGCATGAAAGAAGAACTCGCCCTCCAGAATAAGTACTGGATGAAATCATTTGGCATGGACAAATGAACTGGAAACGAGAAGACATCCTTGAGGTGTTGGGTTGGGTGGAAGAATCCGCCGATGACATCAACGCCATTACCACAGAACTGGAGTTCATCGTGGTGAGCGAACTATTTAAACGATGTGCCGATGAGATCCGCAGTCTGCGGGCAGAGATCGCTGAACTGAAAAGCAAAAAACCAAACAGGAGAAGGAAATGAATCTTGAGAAAACGTCTTCGTTCACTGAAGTTGATTACGCCTTGGAAGAGGCGCAGTACCTGACACAGAAAGAGAAGACCCAATACTCAGTTGTTCAAGTTGATGGAATCGCAGGGCGTAGGTTCTATGCTCTGCCGACAGACACTATCGTTTCGGTCACGATCCTCGAAACATTTACCCCATGAACCCAGTGGTGAATCTGCTCCCTTGGGAGTATGAATGGGTCTGTCATGTGGGTGCGAGAAGGTATGCGGCGAACTGGTTCAGACCAGATGCCAAGCATTACCACAGAGACAGGATGGAAGATGACAGGACCGCTGCGGCTGCTGCGTGTGCTGCGGAACTGGCGGTAGCGAAGTACACCAATCGCTACTGGTCAGGTCATGTCTGGGACTATCGGGATCACAACCAGTACAAAGAGATTCCCGATGTCGGGACAAACATCGAAGTCCGTCGCATCCGAACAAGGGAAACAGCGGCAGTCAGGAAGAGACAGGTCGGTAAGGGTCTGGTCCTATTCGTTGCCAAGCCCATCATGCCTGAGATCCGCAGCGTCGAGATCTACGGGTGGATGCACTACGACGAAGCATGGTCAGTCGGAACCCAGTCCGACTACGACCCTGATACCCGACTCATCAGCGTGGATCATTTAAACACTTATGAACCCAAATCTTGAAGAGATCATTGCGAAGGTTGTCAAACAGAACCGGCGTAGTCTGGGTCAGAACTCACTGATGTGGGCGTTGCTCAGTGACATCTCCAGACAGGTGGAGTGGCACGGGCAGAGGCTCTCCAAGAATGACTGGAAGTGGATCTTCACTGCGGCGGTACGCAGGCAGAGGATGGTTCCGGGGATCGACGGGGGGATGGTCTATCTGGGGGAGCCTACTTCTGGGATGTCCAAACAGGAACTCGCAGACCTGATCGAACTCATCTACCACTTCGGTGCAGAGCGCGGTGTTGAATGGACGGAAGTTGACTGATACTCTGCGCTAGGCAGCGTTCTCCTGTTTGCTGCCTGTTTGTGAAACCTTCTTGAGGGGGGTCAAGTCTGACTCCCCTCCTTTTTCGTCCAACAGACGGATGGTTTCAGCCAGCAGATCCAATTCGGATAACTTGGCGATCTTCATCAGAGCCTTGGTTCCGTGGAACCCATGAGTTCCCCGATGGCATTCCACACAGAGAGCCACAGTCAGGTAGTCACTTGCCCTGTCCCCAAGCCCATGCCCGGTACGGATATGGTGGGCTTCTGTCACAGAGGTTTGAGGCTGGCCCAGTAAGGAACAGAGGACACAGTCCAACTGTTTAACCTTGCCGAGGTACTGACTAGCCTGCTTGTCTCTGCTCACTAAATGCGGTCCTTCTTAAAATTGGCATGATCTGAAGTGTTGCATTCATGTTTGCGTCCATCTGATCAATGACCTGCTTCTTAATCTCAGGGTCCAAAGGCGACTTCAGTACTGCATCCTTTTGGTCCCTATAATTTTTCATGATCTTATTCAACGCATCAACGCCAGACTTCACAGCAAGAATGTTCTGATTCTCCATGATATAGGCGTTCAATTCTTCAATGCGCCCATCCTCGCGCAACTGCCTAATCGTGTTGGTAACTTTGCCAACCTCGCGATAGAGGTCGTAATACTGAGCCTGCAGACCCGGCTGATTGGCATCCGCAAAGAATCGACGTACAAACGGATACTCATACGGATCACGCGCCGGATACGCTCTGTCTGAATCCCTCAAAAGATGATCGATTGCATCAAGCGTATAGGTTCCCAATGTCCCGAAGTATCCATTCAACAAATGGTCAATCTTGATGGGCGAATATCCTGTTGCCTCGCCAAGTCTACGAGCCAGTTCGTTAGTGCCAAATCTCGTTTGGTATTCTGCAGCGATCCGCTCATCAATGTATGGCGGGATCACTGACCTTCCAGTGAAGGTATCGTAGTTCATGTAGATCTCTGCAATAGGCAACACAGCCTGCGGGATTGGGTTAAACGCAAGAGTCGATGTTACAGCGCGAGCCGCAGATTGCCGTGCGTCTCTGAAGGTATCTGTCCCATCAGACAAACGCATGATCCGCTCTGGCAAAGTCTTGAATAGCAAACCAACTTCAAACGGAATAGGAATGCGAACAGCAAAGCCCATTCCAGTTGGGAATATGTAGTAGTTATCAAGAACTTCAGGGTTTGCGTTCTTGTACTCATCGTCATCAGAGACCATGGAGTAGTAGTACATGGTCAATCCAACCATCAATGCTGCTCTTGCCGTAAAGTTAAGAGCATTCTTTGCGCGGCTTCTGGTAGGT